GATGTCGCGGACCCAAGTGCCACCAGTGAAGGTGACTGAGACTTGGCTCAGTTCTCCGACGGTCGTAACGATCGGCGTGAACGATGACATCATCGCATTACTGATCGTGTACTCAGGGTTAGACGCTGATTCGGTTGAACCTGATGGCGATATCACCAATGTGGTGGTGCCGTCGCCGACAACATCAAACAGAGTGGCTTCAATTTCGCCTGCGCCGTAGTTCTGGAACATTGTTAAGGTGACGTTCACCATTTGGAGGCCTGACACGAAGCGGTGCCCGGTATCGCCGAAGGTCGTAGATTCCAAAGCGTCAAAGCCGATTTCTAGGCTGGCGGCACTGGTGTTCTGGGTGACGTCCACCGTTGAAATAAAAACGGTTGGGTTGGACAAATAAACGGTTTTTGTTGTGGGCATGGTTTTTCCTTTATGGGATGCGCTTGGAAGCGATTCTGATTGTTAGGTCGTATGCGGGTAGTTCTTGTGAACCGATCTGAGCGAGCGACGGTGAGCCACTCAAAACGGCGATAGGGCTGTTCATGATTGTGTCAACCACTCCGAGAATGTAATCGGATGCGTCTTGGTTGCCGGGTGGCGCGCCAAGGATTCGGAGATCAACTGTGATATCTGCAACTTGGTTGTTGAAACAAGTAAACGTCGGTAATTCCACGAACACTGTAAGCGGTCGTGCGTTGCGCGGATCGGTGACAGGCTTGAGTCCCAACGCTGTGAGCGACGCTGACACCGTGTTGATGGTGTCTGTGAAGATGCCTGCCACATCAAGCCACCTGACTGCGTTTAATGCCAAGCAACTGGTTTACTCGACCCAAAGTCATCAGCGGTGGTCCTGTCATGTCACCAAACGACGCGTAACTGTCTCCAGTGGTCCCGCGTTCACGGTAAAGCCCTGCGGCGTAAAGCGTTGTGCCAAGCAAGACGGCGCTGTTAGGTGCGCTGTTCAATTGGTCGTGATATCCAGCCTGCACACGTCTGGAAAAACACCATGCGTTCGCAGCTGCAACACAAGTAGTGAGGAACGCGGTGTCATTTGCCGTGGCCGACGCGATCCCAAGAAACTCGGTTACTGGCGCAGTTGATGACAACCAAGTACAGCTCTGGGTCCAAGTTATTGTTCCAGTCGCTGAAGCTCTTTGATAGTTATCGAAGTTTGATTTGACAAGTAGTTGATTCGTGATGGTAACTTCAAAATCGTATTGAAAATCACCTTCATAGCCGACACCAACAAACTCAAAAGTAGGAACCGCTTGAACGATATAAGTCGCATCAAAATTATTTCCTACTCCTGCGACAACGATCGTTTGACCAATCGTGATGTCGGTTGCCTCGAGGGTCTGAATCACGGCGTAGTCGTCTACACGTTGTGCGTGCGTGACGGTGAATACGGCCATGATTCAGATCCTCTCGTAGTTTCCGTCTATCAGACGAAAGCAGCCTTGATGGTGAGGGTCGGGTCAATGACCTTGGATGCCCAGTAACCACGGAACGCGATTTGGCGTGAAAGTTGTGACGGGTTCTCAATTGAAATTGCACCCTTTGCCATTTCGTAGTTCTCAAGCGCACGCGGGTCAAGAATGGTCATGCCAGCCGAAGTCAAGTTGCGGTCAACGACGACGCGCAAACCGAAAGCAAACGCGCCCTGAGTCGAAGCAACATTGAGCGAACCAAATGCGTTCATTGGGCCCACCTGTGGGAACAACGGACGGTCAGCGGTATCGGACAAACTGCCCATCAACTTCCAGACGTTTGGCGACACAGCCAAGATGGAAGGCAAGTTGCCATTTGAGCCAGTCAAGATGTCAGCAGCTGCGGTGTACATCCACTCAACCCAGTAAGCCGGGTCAGCAATTGATGCGTTAGCGAAGTTGTTGCTATTGGTGGTGCCAGTCTGCAATTCCGAGCAAGCAAGCAAGTCGGTACGGTCTGCGTACACGCGAGCCATGTCATCAAGCAACGGTCCGAGTGCTTCAGGCTGTGACCAGTCAATCGTGGCTTCGCTGATTTCAACATAGCCACCCTGAATGGTCTTGGTGATCTGCACGTCATCAATGCCGAAAGCCGACGCGGTGATGGTCGTGTTCTGTGTGGCAGTACCAATTGACCCATGGACGTTCACTACAGGTCTGATGAATACTGAGCCTCCCTGCGGCATGGGTCGAAGCGTGGTTGCATCCACGAGAGGGCGCGAACCTACAAACGAGTTGAACACATTTTGTACGATGGGCGTCGGGATCACGCCGGGCACATCAGTGGTCGTCACATTGGGAGCTGCGGCGCGGATGTTTTCGTTGAGTTGTGCGAAATCGCTACCACCGCGAACGAAAGCAGAAATGTATTCGCTGACGGACGGCAATTTGAATTCACGCTTGGCGGTTGCATAGATCGGTTGAGTCGCCACGGCGGCTTCAACGGTTGTGGGTTCTGACATGGTTTCATCCTCCTCGGATGGTGTTGGGGTTGTTTCTGTTGGGATTTCTTCGTCGGGTTCGTCGGCCTGAGCAACTAGGTCGCGAATTTCTGCGCCCGAAAACGCTGGTACGGCGACCAGTGACAATTCAACGAGATTGGCGCGGGTCACGACGGTGGCTTTAAGTTCTTTGTCGTAGTGCGACTCTTGGACTTCTGCGCCTACGGACACTGCGTCATACGCACCCGAGCGAATCAACTCGACTGCGTCAGCACTGGCACGCGTGCGGGCAAAGGTTGCGGTAAAGCCCAAGCCTTCTTCCATATCGGCTAACGCGTTAACTGTGCCACGCAACTGACCTAAGTCATGTCCTTCTATAAGTTTGGCGGCTTTCTGATTGACATCAAAAGCACCGCGAGCAAACGCGACCTTCTGACCGCCTGAAACTACTGCTGTAGTTGGTGCCCACGGGACAGCGATACCAGAGATAGACGCGGGTGCGTCATCTTCTGACTTAGCGAAATCCAGTGTCGGAATTTCTGCGTGGAAGCGAATCATGAAATCTCCTCAGATGTTCGTTCTGTTGCGGACGGTTCGCGTTCAACATTCCCTAAATCGTTTTCGTAGATGTAGTCCGAAACATCAAATTCGACGTACCGTCCACGCGGCAAAATTTGGTTCATGCTGAGTGTCTGCTCAATTGCGTCCATGTACTGTTTTGCGCCAAACAAGTAAAGGTCTTGGCGTGCTTGTTGCGCGTTCTGGTATGTGTACGAACCGGGCACGCCAATTCCTAAAAGGTACGGAGGGATTCCCGTCGCACGCGACAACTCAAGACTTTGGAACTGGCGCGACTCAACAAGTTGGAGTTTGTTCGGGTCGCTTGAATATTCCTTAAATGTGACGACGCTGTTGAGCGCGCCTATGGCCCCAACCTGACGAGCGTTACGCCAAGCAGCTGCGAGTTCACTTAGATCTTCAGCGGACATTGGTTCGGATGCGTCAGTTTGTTGAAGCCACCCGGCAGCAATCTCATTCACTGCAAAACGGTCGGCGGACTGTTGCAATTTGATCGCCGTCATGATGGCGCGGTTGCCTGTATAGAGCAGTCCTTGCGTTGGTGCCAAGAACTGAACGACGTCATCCGTGTTGAGTTGCACACCGTTAAACATGATGTCATTTGATGGACCGAAACGCTGTGCGGTTTGCTGGTCGCCCAGACTGACCATTGACGCGGGAAGCCATTCAAACGAAAGCGGACGGCCTGTCGCGGAGGATCGGCTGGTGATGTACCAAAAGCCCTGACCCCACAGCATGAGATCACTGACTAATTGCGAAAAAATGAAGTTTCGAGTGACGCGCGGATCGGGCTGATCCATCCACGATTCGTTTTCTAAATAAATCTCTTCGTATTCTTCGCCAGTCCACTGGGTGGTGTAATGCTTAAGTTCTAAGCAGCCGACCATGGACGCGATCATTTGAATGGAACGCGAAACGGTAGGCACAGAGAGGGCGAGCCTCTGCAACTCCCCGACAGAGTACGCATAGAACTCGCCCACCTGCGAAGCCGCACCTGCGGCGGCCTGAACGGGAACAGAAGCGAACGCGGGGGTAGCGTTTACTTTCTTGCTTCCGAAAATTCCCATACCTGCCGAGTCTCTCACATATTTTGCGTGTATGTAAGTACCCCTACCCGAAAGCGAAAGCGGCCCGAGATGATCGTGTCGGTCGGCCTGCTTCAGCAGCTGCGAACACCATGCAACGGGCGAGGGTAATCGGACCGGGTGACTTTTGCGAACTGAGCGGTGCACCGTCGTCCACCTTGACCTGTACCGCCCTAGTGACGTGCTCAGATAATGCAATTTCGCCAGTGTGACGCAACTTGTCCTCCAAGATCATGCCACGGCAAATCGGTGTTGCTGCTTTCAGTTCTTTGTAGCCGACGATCTGTGTACGACGCACAAAGTCGGGCGGGGTGTGCGGATGCAATGTGGGATTAATGCGTAACTGGATATCTCGGTTTTGCATAACACGGTTTACTTCAGCCCACATTTGTGACTGCGAATCCACCACAAATTCGGTCGTGACAATCACGCCGCCTTCATGCGCGACAGCCCTAACTCCGCAATACAAAGTGTCGTTGTCTAGCGAGTTGTCCACGCACAAAATCCCGCCGTCTGGGATCGGCACCTGACTAACTCGATCAGCCCACAAACCAAACGGTAGCCACGAATCAGCGGACGCAATCCAAAGGTTTCCGTGTGCTCTGAGCCACGCCCCACGGTCAGGACCAGCAAACGCCTTTTCCAATGATCGCCACTGAATCGTTGTCCCTAACGCAGGGTTAGACCACGGCCACCACTGGCGGTCCTCCATATTCACACCCGGTGGAGGCGACCACTCACACCAGTAAATCCCGTTTGTGATCCCTTTATCAATTGCGTGCAACGCC